TACTTGTAGCAGAGGCAGAATTCTTTGATACTTTCGTTGACGACAGCCCAGGAGAATGGGTTCAGACTTCTTATAATACGAGAGGAAATGTTCATTATGCTCCTAACAGTTGGGAGCCAGATGGTGGTACTGCGCTCAGAAAAAACTATGCGGGAATTGGCCATCACTACGATGGTGTTGGTTTTTATCAACCACAGCCTTTTTCGAGCTGGACACTTAATTCAGATACTTATCTATGGGAGCCTCCTACAGCAATGCCCGATGACGGCAAGATGTATATCTGGAATGAAACTGATAAAAAGTGGGAGGAACAAGAAGATCCCCGAACTTCATAGGAGAAATAAATGCCTTTTATAGGAGAACAACCAGCAGAAGCGGCTACTTTGAAAGTAATAGGTAGATCCGCTACAGTTACAGTCGAATTAACTGCAGGCACTATAGTAGTAACTACTAGGTCGGGCACGGTGAGCGTAGGAGTAGAATAATGGCAGATAGGTACGCACTTGTTGTAGATTCAACAAACAATAATATAAAGGAAATTCCTGCCGCAGACAGGTTAGTCGCTGATAATTTATTATTGTCGGGCACTACTCCAACATTAACGATTGGAGATGCTGGTGCGGAAGATACAAAAATAGTTTTTGATGGAAATGCACAAGATTTCTATATCGGACTTGATGATTCAGCAGATGACTTAGTAATTGGACTCGGTTCCGCAGTAGGAACTACACCCGCTATAAGCATTGACGAAAATCAAGTTGCAAAGTTTGAGGCCGCAATTACAGAACAAGCCACATCTTTAACGTCAGGCACAACAGTCGCACTAGATGTGCGTGATGGCGGTGTTTTTGAAATTACACTAGGTCACAATATCGGAACTTTTAACTGGTCAAACCATGCTCTTTCAGGTGCTGTTTCATCTTTTATTATGAAAGTTGTTCAGGACGGTACAGGCAGCAGGACTATTGCATGGCCTGATGGAACTAACAGCGTAACAGTGCGATGGGCAGGAAACACAGCCCCTACACTGTCTACAGGTGCTGCGGATATTGATGTATTTGTTTTCTTTACCACAGACGGAGGGACCAACTATTACGGATTTACTGCGGGACAGGACATGCTATAATGAGTGTTGCTGCTACTAAAATATTAATGGGTTCTGGTGCTACAGAAGAAACAGATGATGACTTTCATTTAGTCACACAACTATATCAGTTTGATGGATCTAATGGGGCGCAAAACAATACATTTTTGGATAGCTCAAGTAATGCAGGAACGGTAACTACTAGCGGTGACCCCGTCCAAGGAACTTTTAGCCCTTTTAGTGCAGAAGAAGGTAAGTGGGGAGTTGAGTTTGAGGAAAGCAATTCTGATCATTTGTATTTGAATAATTCTGATTTTCAACTTGGCACAGGCGACTATACAATAGAGTGTTTTGTCTTTTTCACAGGAAATAGCAGTACGTCAGGCGGTATTTTTGCTGGTGGTGATCCAAATGATGCTGTTACTGTTCCAGCGATGGCATTAAGAGACACCACTGGATTAACAATATATTATGGTACTGGACAGCAAAAAATAACTGGTAACACAGGTTTATTATCATTAGGAGTTTGGTACCATCTTGCTATGGTGAGAGCTTCGGGGGTTGTTAGGGTATATAAAGACGGTGCTCTTGTAACTTGGGATGATAACAGCACCACAGTTAATGATACAGGCAACATCACAAATACTGAATTTGTAATCGGAAAATATTATAGTGATGACTACTCATTGGATGGAAGAATATCAAACTTTCGTGTAACAAAGTCGGCTGTTTATACAGGTACGTCTTTTACAGCCCCAACGACTCCTTTAACTGATATAACTAATACTGTCCTTTTGACTTGTAGAGATAACAGATTTGTGGATGCAAGTAGTGAAGCAAATGATATTTCAGTTGCTGGTGGAACTCCAAAGGTAAAACCTTTTTCACCTTTTGCGCCTAATTCTTCTTACTCAGCCGCAGATCATGGAGGGTCCGCATATTTTAATTCAGCCTATACCAGCCTTGCAGCAAATAGTGATTTTAACATTCTAGGTAACGGAACCTTTACTGTTGAGTTTTGGTCTTATGTCGATACTTACAACGGAAGCTATGCAGACCATGTTGGTGTATTTGATGGCAGTACTGCTGGGTGGCTAATATATCAATACGGTTCAAATTTAACTGTTTATATTAATAACGCTGCTGTAATAACTACGACTCGTCCCCCTTCTAGAGCTTGGAATCATATTGCATTAACACGAGACGGTACGACATTGCGTCTATCTATTAATGGTGCCTTAGTGGGATCAAGTACTGCAAGTTTAGGCAGCGATCAAAGCCAACCCTTACGAGTAGGAGGAGACACAGGCGGTGGAAGAAACGGTCTTGAAGGTTATATAAGTAACTTTCGGTTAGTAAAAGGAACAAGAGTATACGCTTCTAATTTTACCCCTCCAACAGCCCCTGTAACAGCAATTACAAATACTGAAGCACTATTAAACTTTACCAATGCCGCTATGTTTGACCAAGCACGAAAAACAAATTTAAAAACGATTGGTAATACGCAATTAAGTACAAGCGTAAAAAAGTTTGGGACAGCAAGCGCAAAGTTTGATGAAACAGGAGATACCGCTACTATCAGAGATAGCCTTTATTTAGGGGGCGGTGATTATACTATAGAAGGTTTTGTTTATTTTAACTCAGCCCCTACAGATGGTCAGGGATTATTTGTTTTTGATAGTCAATCTTTAAATAATAGAGCTGGCTATGGTCCAGCATTAGGAACTTACGCACACGCTCCGTATTCTGGAAAGTGGCACTCTTATTATGGAACTCAGGCAAGTACTGGAACTGGCACACAGGGGAACTCCGAAGCCACCCCTAGTGCTACCACATGGATTCACTTTGCTTATGTACGAACATCAGGAGTAATTAAAATTTTTATTGATGGCAGTCAAATAGGAAGTAATATTAATTTTTCTAATATCTACAGTGCAAATAACATTATAACACTGGGAGGATACTACTCATCCTCTTATTTGTTGAACGGGTACTTAGACTCTTGGCGTGTTACTCTCAAAGCTCGATATACTTCTAACTTTACCGCCCCGACTAAAGCATTTCCAAATAAATAGGAGATAAAAAAATGCAAATAGCAATAATAAAAGACAATGCCGTAGAAACTATGGGAGAACACAGAGAGCTGTTTTCTAATGTGAGCTTTCCTGCAACTGGCCCATCTTCTGATTGGATGTCAGAAAATTCTGTAATGCCGCTCATTAGATATCATTCTTATAATATACTAACTGAAAAGCTTGTGGACGTTAATCCTTATATAGAAAGCGGAGTAGTATACCTTACAAAAGTTGAAGCTTTGACAGATAGCGAAAAAACAGCCGCACAAACAGCACGAGACAACGCAACTGCCGAACAGAACAGAGCAGAACGAAATCGACGTTTGGCAGAAACAGATTGGATGGCAAATAGTGATGTAACTATGAGTGACAACTGGAAGACATACAGACAAGCCCTAAGAGATTTACCTACACATAGTAATTGGCCTAATCTAAAAGCGCCTAATATGGACGGTTCAGGCGATAACGACTGGCCAGTCAAGCCTTCGTAGGAGAGATAAATGGCATATTCAAAGGCACGTAGACTTGCAGACTTAATGTCGGCAGCATCGGCTGAAGTTCCTTCATCTAAAAGAACTTTGGCAGATGATGCGGTAGCTACTGCTAAAATTGCAGATGATGCGGTCACTTCAGCTAAAATTGCAGATGACGCTATTACTTCAGCACTTATAGCTGATGACGCTGTGGTTGCAGCAGCAATAGCAGACGATGCCGTAGTTCAAGCAGCAATAGCTGATGATGCGGTGGATGAGGCTCGTTTACAGGTAAGTAACACAGGTACTAATGGGTATGCTCTTACGTATCAATCTGGAAATACAGGTAAGTTAACATGGGCTGAGATGACTGCAGGAGTAACCAAAGCGTCCTCTACGCCTAGCGTGGCGGCTGAAGGCACTTTGTTTTATAATACTACTCAAGACGTGCTCTATTTTAGTAACGGTTCCGCCTGGGTACCCCTAAGTAATGCTACTCCTACGACGACTGGAGGCACCGTTACTATACCTACTAAAGAATATGGAGCAAGTCAGAATTATAATTTAGGCACGGATTTTTCGGACAATGAAGATACTGATGCAGAACTAACTTATACGTTGACTTCTGGTAGTATGCCTACTGGCACTAGTCTTCCTAGTAGTGGAAATACTGCTCTTACAGGTACTATAAGCGCTAATGCAGGTACTTATAACTTTACTATAAGGGCTACAGATACTGAGGGTGCTTATGTGGATCAGGCTTATACTCAAGTAATCACTCGACAACCTACTGGAGGATCTATTACTACCTCTGGAAGCTATAGAATCCATACTTTTACTTCTTCTGGAACTTTTACTCCATATGAAGACAACCTTGCAGTTGAATATCTCGTTATAGCTGGTGGAGCTGGTGGAGGTATGGGATGGCAAGCTGGAGGTGGAGGTGCGGGCGGTTATCGTACAAATGTATCGGGGCAAACGTCTGGTAGAGGTGCAAGTGCTGAAAGTTCTATGACACTCGGCTCATCTGGAACAGGCTACACAGTAACTATTGGCGCTGGCGGGGGTAGTTACGGCGCAACTGGTTACGGCACACATGCTGGTAGTAATGGAAATGCTAGTAGTTTTAATGGTATTAGTTCTAGTGGAGGCGGAGGAGGTTCGTCCTACTGGGATAGCGGTGGAGGCTATGACGGAAGAAATGGCGGCTGTGGAGGCGGAGGTGCTTCTACAAATAATGAAACAGGTTCTGGTGGATCAGGAACTTCTGGCCAAGGCTATGACGGGGGTAGTGAAGGGGCTTACACAACTCCTTATTCAGGAGGAGGCGGAGGAGGCACTGGATCTGCTGGTGGAAATGCTTCTTCAGGAGTTCAAGGAGCTGGAGGGTCTGGAACATCTTCTAATATTACAGGATCTGCCGTAACTCGTGGTGGTGGAGGCGGTGCTGGAAACTATAATGGGTCTAACCAAGCAGGTGGTTCTGGTGGTGGTGGAACTGGTAGGAACTGGACTGGAGGTAATGGTGGCGCAGGAACTGCAAACACTGGAGGTGGTGGCGGTGGTGGCGGTAATAATGGTGCCGCAGGTGGTTCTGGCGGTTCAGGTATAGTAATTATAAGATATACAACTTAATACAGGGCTTAGCCCAATTCCTAAAGGAGGAAATATGATATGAAAAAACTATTGGCTACGGGG